TATCTTGCAGTCCCGTTTCTCTAGCCAAGCTTTGGTTTTATGCCAAAGTTCAGCCCTCAGGTTGAGATAAGTCCCACCCATAGCAGGGCTTTCGGACACATTGATTCCACGACAAGGCAGTTTTAGTTCTCTGAGTCGGTCAACAACACCCGCACCTAGGCCAATCGAGTCAACCAGAATCTCAGTTGGGCGGCTTTTATGGTCACAGGCTTCGTATTGAGCCACTACCGCACCTGTTAATTGCATCAGGTCCAGATTCCTCCACCTCTCAAGAGTGTGTACAACATTAGACTGGCGTTTACATAGAACAGAAGAATCGGAGCCAAAACGAGCCACATCGAGTCCCCATATGATCGGAGCATCTTTATAAGCTCTTGTATCCCTGTGTTTAGCAGACTCAAGCAACTCCATAGGAATAATCGTGTCATCATCGCTCCTTGGAAATTCACCCAGAACCCTGATCCGATAGGCATTACTTTCCTCGCCATAACGGGATTTCATGTCCTCAACGTACTCTTTACTTACTCTAGTAGAGTCAATACAGGATACTCTCTTTGTCCACCACTCGTCTTTGAGCCGATTATGTGTGTCAAAGAAAAAGCCAGAGCTACGTACTGGATTGCCTAACAGTATGGTCAAAGCGTTATGCCCAGACATAGAACCCGCAGCGGCCTCAAATACTGCCTCTGGAACACCAGAAGCCTCATCCGCAACCAACATCACGTTCTCAGAGTGGACGCCCTGTAAAGCTTCAGGTTGTTCAGCACGAGAAGTCCTTGCTGAGATAAAAGCCTCGGTAGCGGAAGCCTTGAGTTCTATCCTCTCCTGTTTGACATCGAGTAGGTCTTGGATAGGTTGGGGTAGTTCTTTGACCCATCTCTTTAGCTCGGCAAACAAAGCATCATACAGTTGGGCAGAAGTAGGGGCTGTGACCACGACTTTGACGGGATACCTAGTCAACAAGAACCATAGCATTGCCCATGATGCTGTTGTGGACTTTCCAACTCCATGACCAGACCGAATACTAATCTTTCGTTCACCAGATGCTACGGCACTTAGAAACTCTTGTTGCCATTCATCAGGCTCTACGCCAAGGACTTCTCTAACAAACTTGTTAGGATCACCTCTATAAAGTGTAATAAATTGGATAAATGGGTTATTAGCCATTGTTCTCCAATGTCACTACTTCAGCCTTACCCATATGCTTTAGTGCTTGAAGGTGCAGATCACCTAAACTGATATTGACTTGGGTTTTAGCGGTGTCTCCGTAGTTCTCAGGATCAAGCTTGGAGGCCATCCACTTACGGGTATCTACTTGGAGTCTGGCTTTGTTAACTCCACTATTGCTTGTCTCATCTGCTTGGTCAGCAATATCTAGAGCCTCTTCAGCCAGTTTCTCAGCCTTTAGTTTACGGGCAGCAAGGACTGCATCTCTACGCTCATCAGTATGGTTTATCCAGAAGGAGAGCATTGGTCTAGAACACTCTATGAACTCAGCCAACCTACCGATGGTCATTCCTTGGGAGATATGTGCGGTAACGAACTCTATCCCTCCAAGCTCTTCAATCTTTCTCTCTAACGCTCTTCTCATTGGAAAGCCAGCCATATATTCTCCTTAATCAGCCGTGTGCGGAACTATATCTTTGTTATTCTGTTTAAAAGTAGGAATGCCATCAGGAAATAATGCTGCGACAGCATAGGCATTTTCTACCTTCTCTTTGATCGGCAACCCATAGAAGTGAACAATATATTCACCCAGTTGCCAATCTCTCATGCTTTGGTTCATTACAGTTGAATCTACGATCCTGACAGTATTCCTAATGCTCTCATCCTCAATAATCAAATTCCAAAGGTGCTGTTGTTGTCTCCAGATGTATTGCTTCCATATATCAAAGTCAGCAATCATTCTGTCCAAATAAGCAATTGTCTTTGGGTTATTCACATAAATCATCACATCGTTGTTAATAGGCCACCATCCACCCTTCTCTTTAGCCACAACAATACTATCCCCATCTTTCAGAATATCCTCAATCTTGATAGCCCAATTCGTAAACATCACATCAGCACCAATTCCCATCAATACATCCACACCCAACAACCTTTTCCTGAAGTCAATCAAGTTCTGAACAGCAACCTCATTAAACCTGACGTAATCAAAATAATCACATTCCCACTCATACCCATGCCTTTTAGCATACCCACGCTGATTCTCTGACGTTATCTTAGATAACTCAGCAATCTTCTCAGAGGTGTTCGTATATATCTTAATCTTCATTCTGTGTCCACAAAATCAATACTATAACAAAAATTTTTTTTAGGGTGTCTTTTTATTTGTAGGGGGGGGAGTGGGGGGTCTATAGCATAAGTGTTATATCCATGTGTGTTTATGTCCCCTGTCACAGCACCCCCTCACTTTTACTCAAGGGGGGGGTAAACCCTATGTTAGCGAGTACTTACTTCGCTCTAGGTTAGTGAGTGCCAACTAACTTAGCCTGGTGAGTGAGTGCTTACTAACTTCTAGATGCGAATGATTCTCATTTAGATCTAGCGTCTCACTTGCGCATGGGATTTATGATTGTCGGCCCGTGAAAAGTTCTTTTAGGTTTATCTTATCTTTAGGTCAATCAATCCCTAGCTTATCCTTTCCCCTTATGTATCCTTCTATATCCCCTTACCTATCCCTATGCACAATGGCATCCCTTGTACTGGGTTTCCCTTTCTTTTCTTTTCTCAATTGTAGCTACAGAATCAAAGCATATTAGGGTTTACCCTTAAGGGTTTAAAGATCCTAAACCTAGGGTTTGTACTAGGTTCTTTTCTCTTTTCTTTTGCTATTATAAATGCACATTCAATCGGAATGTATCTACTTAATAGGTGTTCACAATGACAAAATCCGAATCAAAAGAAGTTGCCAAATCCGTTATGTACAGCGAGGCTGGCTTAGGTAAGGACTACTTAGCCCGTGCGCTATCTGGCCTTATCCGTGCTGCTAGGACTACTAAAAGCCAGAATGAGATCCTGGCAATAGCTGTAGCGCATGGCGTTACTTCTAACCCTGAATTCATCGCATAAGGGGTAAAGCATGAAAACAATAACTATTGAGATCCGTTCACAGTACGGCAATACAGTTGCATACCCTGCGTGCCAGGCTGCAAAGCTATTCGCACGGATAGCAGGAACCAAAACCCTATCATCGCAAGCCCTTAAGGACATTCAATGCTTAGGGTTCGATATAACTTGCTTTAACTCACAAAACACACTGGAGCTAGTTAAATGAAATCTATCATCCTTCAATCACTTTTAGGCCTTGTGCTGTTTTGTGCTGCGCTGGCTCTCATGTTGGCATATTTTGACGTTCTAGTTAAATAAGGGGAAAACCATGAAATTACAATTTAATCAATTTGGCTGGATAGTAGCTTATGACGAGAAACAGGGATTTTTTACCCGTTTTGATAGCAAATCACGTGCTAAAGCTTGGGTTCGAGAAAACCCCGAATTCCGCTATATATCTTCAGAATGTATTATAGAAAAGAGCCGCTATGCTTAAAAAAATGCGCTCAAAATTCCGCTCTAGGTGTTCACAGTCCCAGGCTGTGATAAATGTCGGGGACTGGATCCTATTCGATACCGCTACAAAACGGGCCGTATTAGAACCCGATTCCGATTCCATAACCTTTATCGGTGAAAACGGCCCTAATACGTTCTATAGGAACAAAAACGGGCGCTGTATCGATGCCCCATGCTGTGGGTGTTGCACAATTTAATCTCTCTTTTCTTTTTTAATAGGTGTTCACATGAAAATTATCCCCATTGTGCCAATGACAAAAACCCAGGCTGCAATAGCTTGCGGATCTTTAACGTCAACGTCAAAAATGCCATGTAAGAGCTACAGCCTACCAACTGAAGCTTGCGTTACTGGGTTCAAAATGTCAAAAATCGAGGGTTCTATATGTTCTAAGTGTTATGCGAATAACGGGTTCTATAGAATGTACGAAAACAACATTAAACCCGCTCAATTTTCCCGCCTAGATAGCATTACGGGAGAATTTTGGGTGTCGGGCATGGTTTCCCATATCGGAAAAGATCCCTATTTTCGCTGGCACGATAGCGGGGACCTACAAAACCTAGAACACTTTGAAAAAATTGTTGCTGTATGCATGGAAACCCTTTTAACCATGCATTGGCTGCCAACTAGGGAATACAGCATCATTAAAGCTTTTATTGCAAAGCATGGGAAAAACAGCATTCCCCAAAATTTGATTGTGCGATTGTCGGCCATGTACCCTGATAAGCCCGTACAAATACCCGCAAGCTTGCAAAACGTGCCAGGCATTACAGCATCGAACGTACATACAAAAACCCCAATAGGTTCACCATGCAAAGCCCCAGCACAAAACGGGGCTTGCTTAGATTGTCGGGAATGTTGGACCGATAATGTTGTTTCTTATGCTTTGCATTAAGGGGAAAGCATGAAAAAAGGCGCTGTGGGTGTTATAACTAGCGAAAATGAAACCCTAATGGAAATTGATTTTGTGACGTGTGGTATGATTTTTTGCCATGCTTTGCACAATCCAAAAATGCAAAAATGCTGCTATATCGATGAATTCTGGGTTTTGATTGAAAGCATTTAAAGCATTACTAAAAATTCCCGCTGCAATATGCGGGTTTTTTTGATAGTGTTTTTGAAGTGAGCGCTCACATCATGGAAATTGTCTTAAAGCGCCTAGAATCGGTTTTCATGGTTTCAGGCATAGTAGCTATATCCTAGGCAAAAAAAGCGCTTAGAACGTGTTTTGTGGCATTCTAGGGATATATTTAGATTGTGTCTCATGCGCTGTTTTCTCATTTTGCGAAGTGAGCGCACACTTACACTATTTTGCGAAGTGAGTACTCACAAACAAAAAACTACGGGTAAACCCTGATTTTGGGTGAGTTTACAAAAAAGTGGCATTTACTTTTTAGAAACCCGTTTTAACCAATTTTTGGAAGTTAAAAGTTTTTGAAACTTTTGAAATTAGAAAGTATTATTATTTTCTGACGCAGTTTCAAATAATCTTTTAATAGTATTATTAAGTGCGTCAATCTCATCCATCTTTTTAATATGCCACATTCTCTTTTGACCATGCCAACCTAATAATGAATTAGTATGGCAATCTTGACATAATGCTATACAAGTATATTGAAGTCCTTGTTTATAATGGTGGGCTTCTGATGGACCTGCCTTATCACATACTGAACAGGGAAGCATCTTCACCCTAGCAAGGTGGAATCTTTCCTTGTTGTTCAGCTTGTTGTTCATTGGGTAGCTCTTATTTCCATTCTGGCTGAGTACTGGTTGGTTCTCCAGACCTCTATCCTTGCTTGGGCAGCGGTCATCAACCATCGGTACTTCTCTTCCTTCTCAACTGCCGCCTTAATTCCCATCAGAACTTCTATGTACTCTTCATGGGCATAGGCAAAGGTTTCTTGTTTACCCAACACTTCCGTCCCTGCCTGGCTCATCAGGTGAGCCTTCTTGGACTTTCGGAACTCCTCCAAGTACAGGCGCTCTGCTTTCGCTTGGGCGTACAAGGGTGCGGTGTCGATCAAATACTGAATTGCTTTGTCGGGGCTTGTCTGGTTCTCCATGAATCAATCTCCAATGCTTCTCTGCCAATCTGCGTATGCCCTCGGACAAGGAACCATTCCCTGCTAAGGTCAATGCTTGCTCATGGATAGGCGCTACCCTTGCTCGGATAGTCCTACCTTGTTCGCTGATCTTCTTCCTACCAGCACCTTTTCTTGAGCCGCCACGTTGTTTCATGGCTTGAATTATAGCTACAAAATCAATTCTTTAGGGCTTGCAGCACAAACCTGATGTCATCTCCATCATCTTCTTGGAAGACAATTTCAAAGTCTGCTTTGTAAATATTCCTGAAGTCTGACATTGGAGATATGCCAACTTGCTTCTTGTACTCATCTTGAGAAAGGAACACCAGTTGTTCCAATTGCATGATTCTTGAATGGCTTGGATCACCATATGCCCATGCTGAGTTTCTGGAAGGACAAGACGCAAGAAAGAATCCATTTGGCTTGAGAAGTCGCCAGAATTCAGAGAACTGAGCAAAGAATAGTTTGTAGTCACCCTGTTGCCCAAGGTGTTCTAGCACCTGATAAGCATGGATTTCATCAAACTCATTGTCCTTAAAAGGCAAAGGCAAACTCATCAAGTCCCAATAAACGTCAGGATTGTGGTCTGCGTTGTAGTCCAAAGTGGTCAGGTTATCCCAATCACTTGTCCCATCAGACGCCAACTTCTTTGTATGATTTGATCCACACCCAATTAAAAGCTCTTTTTTCATGGGAAGTACTCTGCCGTGTGTTTGTGGTTTAGTTTGTGGTTCTGAAAGCGCATGGCGGCTTCCATCTCTAACTCTTGGAACTGTTCATCAGAAAGAAGTCCCATGACATTTCTGCCCTCAAACCAGATTTCTTTGATGTTTTCGTTGTAGCTTGAGTCAGCGTCATATTCGTAGCCGTAGACTACTGTGACTACCTCACTACCTGCACCAGTTGTTGTGTCAAATTCGTATGTTGATTCCATGATTCACTCCTGTTTAAAACTAAATATTACCTAATTGTTTGTGCAATACCATAGGGATTTACCCTAATCTCCACAAAAACAAGCAATTCCCTCTTCATCTTTGTCGAACATATCTGTTTGTGCCAAGGCATATTTGTGCATTTCTGCATAACTTGGGCGGTCTTTGCGGAACTTTGCCCCATCCCCAAAGTTTTCTGCTGATTTGCTAGCAATATCTTCAATATTCATCCACCACAAAGCTCTGTCTGGTTTTTCTTGAATCAGGGATTGGATCTGATGCGCTGGCTTCAAGAAGCACAAATCACAATTTCCATGCATCGTCACACCATTGTTGTTTGGCAACTTAAGGTCAAATGCATGATTTTTCCAAAACTCTCCAACGTGTTCCTTTGTAATTCCTGCTGCCACAAGTGGGGTTCTGCTTCTCTCAATCTTGGCTGCCCTTCTTTGCTCGTCAGCTCTGATGCCAACCCAATCCATGTTTTCGTTATGCTTCCAACCCAAAGACTTCAAATAATGGTGAATAACCCGAATCTTCATATTAATTGTGCAGAACCTGGCAACAGGGTTTGGCAGATTGAACTTCCCATTTTGTTTGATTGAGTCTAAAAAAGGCTCACCATTTCGGCTTGCTGTTTCGTAATTAACTACTTTAAAACGCTCTTTTGGGGTTTCGTGGGTTTTAAACTCCAGCCAATTAATCTTTACATTCCAGTTGGTTTCACAGGCATGGACAAACTCTAAGGTTTCCTCGCACTCCTTGCCTGTGTTGGCAAAACAAACGATTGCTTCGGGCGGTAGGCTCATCTGGTGAGCCTCTAGAATCTTGTAAAGCATAAATGCCGAGGTCCTGCCACCTGAGAAGCTGATACAGGTTGGCTCAATAATCTCAAATGGGTTGCTCATTCCAAGCACTCCTTAACGCAAATATCAACACCAGGCAGACTTGAATAAACCTTTGTGATGTGATGATTGATGATTTGACAATCGTCTTTGTAGACAACTTGATTCATTGCATCTTCTACACTTTTAAGAATGTTGCTTGAATCGGGCTTCTTGGTTGGCTTCTCTGATCCATTGCCAATGGCGTCTAGTCGCTTTTTAGTGCAAGACTTAGGAATTGGCACTCGAATGTACAGATACAGGCTTACAGGAGTTTCCAATGGCTCTGAGCTTCCCATTGCCACGATTGCAGCATTCTTGATTAAGGTTTCATAGGTTCTGGTTTTCTCAGGGGTGTACGTACTGACAAAGTTTCCCCTTTTGACATACCTAGCCCTTTGTTTGCCAACAGGGTCAGCATCTACTCTGAAAGTGACCATGAAAGTCATATATTTCCTTCTCTAATCTTATTCATGCGGCTTCTCAAATCCAAAGTAGCGGACTCGCCTCTGATTCGTTGCAAGTCCCCTAACACTCCCTGCCACCAGAGCAATGCTTTGTTTGAGCCAATCATCGACTTCTTTTGGTTGTATCTGCGTAACCACTCTTGGGCTTCGCAGTTCTTGAAGTTTTCTAATTCTGATTGAGTCATTTATGGGCCATTCAAATTTCATTCTTTAATTTCTTTTCTAAGACATAAGACCAAACTGCACCACCAGCAACCTTGGCAACAAACTGAAGTGCCACAATTTCAGGCATCAAAGCACCAAATGCAATGGTTGGGAACAATAACGAATCTACGGCAGCACCAGCAGTATTTGAAACATTTGCTCGTTTGATCCAAGAGCCTGTCGTTCTCATAAAGACCGCCCAATCAACCAAAGCGGCAACCAAAAACGCAACGGCAGAAGCTACTGCAATCATTCCTGCGGCAGGGTTTAGCAGATAAGTTAATCCACCTGTTCCGACAATCAGGCATCCCATTTGCCAAGTTTTCAAGCGGAAGTGAAGCCAATCCCTCAAAGTCAGATCAAGCCCAATCAGTAGAAAAGCATTTATTGGCGTGATTGATGGCCCAAAAGTAGAAACCAACAAGTTTGCCAAAATCATTGAAGAAGCATAAATAATCAGCGCAATAATCATAATTTTCTTTCTGTTTGAATAACAACGCCATGATGATTGGCAGTCAAAGTTTGCTCACCACCAAACAATACAAACAATTCATCTGCTATTAGCTCATGGAATGCTGATGTGTATTTACCAACTTCTTCTATGATTTTCTCAACCATTATTTGTTCAGAATGTTTGATTTCCAATTGATAAACTATTTGCTTGTTGTTTATCGGGCATAACGCAATAAACTTAGTTGTGTATTTGTTCATAAAAGTGTTTCTTGCTCCATTGGTTGATAAAAATTCCATTGTGATGGGGCATTAAATG